CATATGCCATTGTCTACTCCCGTTACCCTGCTAAACTCTGAATACGCACTGTGTAGTCTATTTGAATAAGTCTATTCAAACTCTTCTGCACAGGATGAAAAATAACATGAGTGATTAGTCTGCCGTCACCTGAAGAACTGTAGCTTCTTAACCCTAGTTCATCAAATACATATGCATCATCTGTATTTGTTGCTGTGTCAAATGCAAGTTGGCCGCTCGGCTCACCATAATCAAGCAAACAACTAACTATAACATCAGTATAATTAGTTCCGCTTACGTGTCTAATTTCTGTATAGTTACGTGCAGGATCTAGATTGTTAACGCTACGATCATCAATTACTTTTGTAAAAGTTTGATTGTATAGTGTAGCGTTTGTACCTGTTGAGTTTGGTGTTAGGTATGTAATAATACCACTATCGTCAACACTAGTACCTCCATTACCAAAACTCATTTCGTAAATAAATCCTTCGCCAGCATTAGACAGGCTTTCAGCTAATGCTATACTCATATTCTCATAATGAATAGCATTACGCTTATCTACGTAAATTTCTTTTGTTTCAGGGTCACTTATTTTTATGTGTCCTTGAACTACTACTCCGTTTTTATCATGCATAATTTCGCTCATTGTTTTTCCTACACTGTATTTATTCTGGTAGCGCAGTTGTTCCTGCTCTCAAGAAATATCCTATGTCATTTTGTGTTTCACCTAATGTTGTTCCAGGTTCTGACCATAATTTACCAATTTTCCTTACAACAACTACTTTTTCAGCTTCACGAGGTATACTTTGCAGGACAATAGTACTACTTAAAATATTACCCTGTTCATCAATACTATTATCTAATCTAAAATCTGCAGGTAATACAAAATCACCTTTACTACTATCAAGTGCTTTAGTTGGATCAAATACTACTTTTTCATTTTTATTAAGACGTCTTCCTCCAACAAACACTTCAAATTCATTAACAGAATTTGCTATAAAATTAAGATCAACAGTATTAGTTCCGTATGTAACTTCTTCCTGTATTTGAGTTATGTCTTTATAAGGAATTGTTTTACTAATACCTTGGTCATAAACTCCTGTTCCTGCAGGATTTATATCTTTAACACCTGTGCCTAATGTACCTCTACGTAGTTGACGCAACATATTTTCTTCTTTAACAAAATATTCAATTCTTTCGCCATTAATAAAAATAACTCCCGGAATATTAGAATACTTGTTAGGTTCTGGCAATCTGCTTGCATCATCTACTTCAATTCTTAAATCATAATAATTTAAATCTTTTACCAATTTTGCTTCAGGGGAATCAAGTCGCTTAAAGTGGGTTCTATTAAGCATATCTTTAAATTGTCTAAATGCAAATTTTGGTCTGTTTACTTCTCCAGCAAAATGTACAATATCTATAACGTCATTTTGATTTGGTTTCTTAGATAAAATTACAGTTGTTTTATCATCACTTAACCTATAATCTCCACTAGGCGATAGTAACTCTCCGTTAACTGATACCCAAACATATTGAGTATCATGTGCAGGTTTACGTAATTTAATTTCGCCCACAGTTAATCTTTGATATGTAACATACTGAATGTCTTCTTCAAGCAAAATATCTCGAGTAATTACATCATAATTAATTCTTTCAAAAGACTGTATGTTGTGATTACTGAATTTAAATACTTCTACAGATTCATTTTGCGCAGGAGCTACATTAAGTACTAATCTATCACCATTAATTTGATATTCACCGTCAGTAACTACAAACACTTCTAATATATCACCTGCATTAGCAATACCTTCAGAAATTTCAATACTGCTAGTAAAAATATCAATCCTCCAATCAACAGGGGTTGAAAGTTCTTTTCCATTTAAAAACACTCTTAAATCACTTGCTTGTAATGCATTTCCAGGTTGTTGGAATGTTTCTAATTCAAATACTTGTAGTGTTGATTGTGTTACATCAAACTGTATACTATATCCTGCATTTAATATTCTATTACCTACTTTAACTAAAACATTATATGCTGTAGGTTCACTATAAAATGGTGCTGCTGATAACGTATATTCAACATTATTTCCGTTACCAACAAAACTGTCTTTTGTTACTTGACTATAATTAATCTCATCACTATTATTAAAGGCTGAATAATGTATTACCTTACCTTCTTCAGGAGTAATTTCAAACAATATTCCTACTCTTGTAGAATTAGGAATTTGTTCTATATAAACAGGAACTTTAACACCGTCTAGTGTTACATGAACTTGCATATCTTCTACATATTCTAAGTTTGTTTCATAGAATGCCGTAGAACCATCTGCTATAGTTTTTCCAAAATCAAGTATATCTTGGCCGGTTCTTTCAATTGCTACAATATTAAGCTCTGATGGTGTTAAAGGATTTTCAATTGTTACAGTATTATTTTTCCAATTAATAGTATAAGTATTTTCAGATAAAATTACGTCATTAAGTTTAACTATTACAGAAGGATTACTTCCTGGAGTAATACCCAATTTGTAAGTTAATTCTGCTGGACCTGTACCATCTAAGAAATAATTTTGACATTCTATTCTAGCAGTTCCGCCTGACTCTCTAGTGTAAACTTTAATATCTACCGTATCACTAACGTGTCCCGGAACAAACTCTTCCGGGCCGCCTGAAGTTGTTGGTGTTACAAAGCCGTCACCGTCAACTATTATTTCTTCTGCATTTACACCTTTAGCACTTGCATACGCAAGTGTGCCGCCGGTAAGTTGTGTATCATAACTTTCGGGATCTGGAATAAAACTACCATCACTTGTATTCTTACGTACTATTAATACATCATTATCTAATAATGTTATGTCATCTGCGCCCAAATCTAATACAGTTGTAACACCGTCACCGGTAATACTTTGCATTAATGCATTTGGGTTATTTATAGTATTAGATGTTCCGTAATTAGGATCGTCAACTCTGATTGGAACAAGTTCTCCTGAACGCTTAATATAAACATTATAAATTACATCTTGTTCAAACGGTTCTGGTAATTCAATAGCAGTAGTAGATCCATCAAATGTGAAAACATAATCTTCGTAACTATTATCAAATTTGTCCCAAGTATCTGTATACCATCCATCTGTATCCCAGCCAGCTGGACCACCAAAATCAAAACTTGTTATTTCAACTCCGCCATAGTCAATCCCAGACATAAGCTGTGCTAAATCTTTGCCAAACATATTGTCTAAAGGATCGTACCCATGATTAATTCTATCAGATGCTGTTAACATTGAAAGTGGCTTTTTATATTCAACTCTTATGTTAGCCAAGTATGCAGGTGGTGACGTAAAATTAATCTGTCCTTGAGATCTAGTATAACCTGCATCTTTGTTAGTTACGTTTTTAAAATTATAACTACTTCTTAATTGTTCTACATCATCAATATATACAATTACACTGTCGTTACGTAAATCCATTGGCCATTCTAAATCAAATTTAGTATTTAAATTGGTTCCGGTGAATTCTTCAATTTGTGCTAATGTTTCAATAAAATAACTTCCTGAAACTCTATCAAATTTAATAGTAACACTTGGATTTCTAACTACGCCTTTTCCTAAAACAGGAAATGCTTTTGCAGGGGTGCCGCCATCTTGTATTGCACCTTCAATAATGATTGTAGGAGCAGTTATGTATCCAGATCCCTCATTAGTAACTTTAATACTAGTAACTTTGCCATATCCTAAATATGCTTCTGCTGTAGCGCCAGTGCCGCCACCGCCTTCAATTTTAACAACAGGTTTATAAGTATATCCATTACCGCCATCAGTAACATTTATACTAGTCACTTTATAACCACTATTATCTAACCAGTGCTTACGAGGATATATTTTTATATTCTCATCAACATCAACAATTTGAGATCCATTTACTTTTGCAATTGACGGATTAATTGTTTTAGTAATATCGTCATATGCAGGAGCAAGATCAAAATCAGTTATAGAACTATTTGTATTATCAAGAGATTCGTAAGAACTTACAAATTCTCTAATAACTGTTTTATAAGGTTTTACTTCTTCAATATATGATTTATAACTATCAAGTGTATCTGTATTGAAGGTTACATCTTGTTCTAGGTATCCTAAATTATGTTTTGCTTTTACAAAACTTGTTTTAAATGCCCAATCAACATAAGGCTGTTCTGCAAATACATAGCGTAAACTTGCTAAGAACAGCTGATTATATTCTACTTTTAATTTATTAATAAAAATATTTTCTTTAATTGCTTTAAAAATAATTCTTAATTCGTTAATAGGATTATTATCATAGAAATAACTATCAAAACTTCTATTATCATATCCTACTGTATTTTTAGAATAATCATATAAAGAATCGTTAAATTGTAAAGTACCATTCTCTCGACCTATAGTTTCATAGTTTACTGTATAGTCTTCGGTATCTTCATCTGCAATTTTTCTAAGTAATAGCCAACCACCTGTTCCGACGTTATTAATTTTTACAATGTCTGTAATCACATCGTTAACAGATTGTAACTGATTAGATTCTTCTATAATAAAGTCAGGTATTGTAAATTCATTATAACCGTCAGCATACCAATCAATGTAAGACCAATATCTCGAAACATCATAATCTTGAATACTTTTTCTATACCATTCTTTTTTAATTTGATCCCAAGAATAAAGTGCCCATTTGCCTAATACTTCATTATCAGAATTAACCAATACTGTAAACGGCCTTACACCTATAGTTGTTTTACTGTCGTAACCTTTTCCTGAATTGTTTATTGTAATTTCAGATATTTGTCCTAAATTATTAATAGAAACTGTAAACTCTGCTTCAACACCAGTACCATAAATTTTATAGCTTGGCGGACGTTTATATCCTCTACCAGGGTCAGTTATTTTTACACTAACAAGTTTGCCATTGTTAATTATAGGAGTTAATTTTGCAGGTGATATTTTATTTGTTCCAACAAATCTTAGTTCTTCAATAGTATCAACAGTAACATCAAATTCATTTGTTACTTCGTTTGGAGCAAGTTCTTTACTGTTTAACAAACTAATATTATATTCATCAACAATTATATTTTCTTTTAATACAATATTAATACGTTCAATTGCTTGTTTTAACGCTTCGAAGCGATTTATAAACATACTTTGACGTGGACGGTTTTGAACTCCATACTTTTGTTTAACAGTTAATTCAGGATTAGGAACTTGTCTGTAATTAGTATCATAACCGATTAAACTATCTAACCACTTACGTTCAATATCAGGATGTATTTCGCTTGTTGACAACCCATCACTCATAATGTAATATGCATTATGTACATTTTGTCCTAATTTAGGACCGGTTGAATAACGAACATTTAAAACAATATCATCATTATAAATTAAACTGTCGCAATTGTTTAAAATAAATCTATTATCGCCTGCAAAACTAATGTGTCTATATCCTTGTTCTCTAGGCTGTGCAATTAATCTTGCAATATCATATACACTTAATGATCTATTTTCAACATCTGGAATAGTTAATTTTCTTTCAACCCAGAAATAATATTTTGAATTAAAAGTTTGAGAAATATCATCATAAGTAAACTTTCTAGAATATTGTGCATCGCCATAAACACTTGTTCCGCTTACTCCGGTTTTCATTCCTATTTCAGTATCAGCTATTTCGTCCCACTGACTAGGAAGTAAACTACTTTCAACCCATTCATATACATCAATACTTGCACCTGGCTGTAACTCATTCCAATGTGCTTTCTGATACTGTATGTCTCCTTGGTAGGGATATACAAAACGAGCAGTACTTAAATTCCACCAAACTTCACCTACATGCTCTTCAGCCCAAAATACATCAGTGTCTAAACCAGTATATGTACTAATATTATATTTTGCAGGATCGTATCCTACTTTATGAGTAATTTCTTGTTCTGCGGGACCCGCAATTTTGCCTTGTATTGGATCAATGTAATCCAAATAAGTTACAATTTGATTTTGTCTTTTATTGTAAAGGAATGCACCCCTAAGTCTTGAAACATCAACCGGTGGCACTAATTCTCTAATTCTATTCCAAGCAAGTAACCCTTTACCTTTTCTGTAATCTACTACTGTACCTACAGAATCTGTTACTTGATTTCTTGGCATTCCTACATACACATGATTATTATTTGCTAACAATGTTTCGCCAAACATTAATTCTGCTGAAGGATATCTAAAAGACTCTGAGAATACTAATGTATCTTCAATATTTTCATAGACGTAAACAACACCAGTGTCTTTAATAATATTTCTAAATTCTGTAAAGCCTAGATCAAACGTAGTTTCATTTTCGTAGCTTATATCAAATGTTGTTGGAATTTTCATATCTCCGTTGAGACTAGAAATAACTAAGTTATCAGAACTAAAACTTATACTTGATCCAAATTTTTCGCTTTCTTCGTTGTTTGGAGACTCTAATGTTTGATAAAACACAAATGCTCCGTTAACTTGTTTATAAATGTGGACTTGACCTTGGTTTATTTTAATATCGTCGTTTGAAGGTTCACTAATAGCAATTACTGTACCTTGAGGATTGATTTTTACACTATCTGCAAATTCTGTTAAACTGTCACTGCCGTCAATTATTTGGCTAACAGAGTATTTGTCGCCGTCAAGTCTATAAATAACAACTTGTTTTCTAGTAGAACCAGCAAAACTACTATCAGTATCATCTAAAATACTCACTACTACTAGTATAGATCCGTCTAAACTAACATCAAAAGTATGACTAAATTTACTAATATTGTCTGCAGGATCATATACTGTCTCGTCATAAAACGCATTACCAGTTAAATTCGGCAAATAACCTAAATAATCTAATTCAGATGTAATGAGGGTCCAGTCATTTAAACTTAAAGTACTATTTGCTGCAATGTTAGTCTTTGCTTTATACAATCTACCATCAATGTTTACTACAGAATTAATAGCATATGCTTGCGTATTATTATATTCTCCTCTGTAATATTGATCTTTACCTGATTTCCAACTAATATTAATCCATTTAGTAGTATCAAATATAGAATTAGTAGTTTGATCTGCTGCTGTTATATCTTTAAGTGCAACATAATAGTCATTAACATGTTTTACAATATTGTTTTGACTATAATCATTTAAAGAATTCCAATCTCCGGCAAAATCTTCTTCATCTGTATAACCGTGTTTAAAAATTTCAATAGAACCAGGATCTTCTCTAGTACCATTTCCTTCACTAGATATTAATAAAGTGTACAACCCGTCTTTTTTAACAAATTGTACTTTTGACCCAAACTGTCTATTATTAGTAGTGTATTCACTAGTTAATATCTTTGTGAGTTGATATGTTCCATTTGATATTTTAACATAAATTGCAACAGCGCCTTCATTATTATAGCCGCTGGCTACACCATATGTGTCTCCCGGAATGTGATATACTTGTGTATAGTCCTTACTTAATGCGTTTGGAGGATTTGCACTTCTAGCAGCGCCTGGAACATTTGTTGCTTCTTTAAAGAACCAGTACTCTTCGTCTGCTATTGGTACAACTTCATTCCAAACAGTTGTAGAATCAAAAGATGAACTTGCTTCAAATACTGCTAATTTACCAGCAGGGCTTGTTGGTCGATTATCGAGAACCACACTATTATTAAAGTTTTCAATAGTTCCCATTGTACGGTCAACATCGTTATTACCACGGATGCTAGGATTAACAGTATTATTTGCTCCTGATTTTCTACGTAACTGAATTTTTCCAATATTATTAAGTTCTACCCAGTTACCTGTTATATTTTTAACGTAAACTCTTACAGTATTAAAATTTCTTTGATAAAATACAACTTCAGCAGTACTTGTAGAATAACTTGTTTGAGCAAGGCCGCCAAACTCGTCAAATGGAGTTTGAATATCTTCAATTATATCTCCAATTGCTGGCTCAAATACATTTCCTTGGAAATCAAATTCTGTAAATTCAAAGTCAATATATCCATCCCATAAATCAATAATTGTTTGATTTTTATTTAAAAGCTCATATGTAAATCCAGAACTAGCTACATCAATTGTTCTATTATCCAAATTATATAAATTAAAATCAATATTAGTTAATCCTGATTCAATTAAATCATCAAAGTCTCTAGATACTCTAGCTACCCATTTATTACTAGGATATGGTTGTTCAATTCCGCCAGCGTCACCAAAATAACTTAGATGCGTTATAAAACTTGCTCTATTATTGTTTGTAATATAAGAACCAATTTCACCTACAGTACTTTGTACGTTATAGTACTCGAAAGAATCCCTTGTTTCGTCTGCCCTCAATACATCAACATACACTAGTCCTCGGCCTATATCATAATTTACTCCAGCATTATAATGAAGAGGTGCTGAAATTTTCCAGAAACCGCCCAAATCTTCTGATAGATTATAAGTATCTTCTTCGGTATATAGACTTATAAATTCATTGTTTAAGAAAAGTTCACCCGAAATATCAAACACACCAGTAACATTATTGATATAAACCACACCAGAATCTCTATCTGATTCAACATATGCAACCTGTCCTGAACCTGTATCGGTTGTGATCAAATCACCTATTTGAGGAAGTGCTAGATATGCAGGTAATCTAAATACATGATCTATCTTCTCCTGTATTGTATGTAAATCGTTAATATAACTTACTGTAATTTCAGGTATTTGTTGATCAAATGGATAATAATTGTCAAGTGTTGGATATGCATAACTTCTTATGTTCCAATAAAGTTTTATTTTATCACCAACTGCTGTACCTAGGTACATATCTTTTGGTGCTCTAACAAGTATATGATCGGCTCTAGTTTCTGGTAATCCTGAATTACCTGCTACTAATAATCTAATACTTGTAGAATCTGCATCAGTTCCACTAGCAATATTTGTATACGTATCAAAAGTCGAAAATGGTTGGCTTCCTATTTGTGGTAAAATCTCTCTATTTGCTCTCCACAAACTTTCTCTATATTTTACAATATCACCTTTAACGTAAGATGCTGGATTTTCTTCGGTACCGTTGGGTCCAAAACTATTAAACAATCCTTTAAATTTAGTTTTTACATTACTTGCATTTGGTATGCTAACTGCTAAGTATTGTCCATCTTTAGAAACAGAAACACCTTTACCAAATTTTGCATTCTCTATTTCAAAGTAATCTTCCGGAATGCTAATTATAGGATCTTGTACAAAAGGATTAACGTCTCTAGTACGTCTATAATGGTAAACTTCGCCATTTCCTTTTTCTGGAATACCAAAAAACAAATTGTTGTTATCATCAGTAACTGACATTATTTCGCCAAAGCGATGCAAGTCGTCATTTATTTCAACTGGATTATTGAATTCATAATTTTGAGAGTATACTGGAGTATTTTTAAATACTCCCCAAGAATCTTCATTATAATTATCTACCCAAACTGTTTGATTGTCATATACTTTTTCTTGTACAATAGTATTCAAACCGTCAAGTGTTTCTACTCTAACTTCTCTTAGTTTAATTAATACGTAGTTTTCTTGATCAAACTCAATTGCTTCGTTGTTAACAGGCAATTCAATTTGTATTGTTGCACCGCTTATATTATAAATTTTGTACATACCATTTAGTGCAAAATCTTGTGCGCCTTTAACTGCAACAATATCTCCTATGTTTAAAATAGGAGCAGCCCATTTATCAAGTGTTAGTGTAAATAATGATTTTCCTCCCGGTGATGTTGTTTCATTATCAGTTAATGTAGTAACATTTGCAATACTGTTTGAAATTTGATAAACTTTCCAATCGTCGGTAACAGTTCTAGCCAACCAAATGTATTCTCCAATTGAAAGTTGATTTATATCTCCGCTATTTAAATCTTCAATTGATCCTGCTTTATATTCAACATCGTCATCATGTACATATCCGCCACTTACAACGTATTCTTTAAGTTTAGTTGTTGGGAAAGGTTTATGATCGTAACCTTCTGGTTTATCATAAACTTCATCAGGCTTAATTCTAAATATTTTATCAAACGATTCTTTAGGAATAGTATTAACAAGTTCGACACATTGTGGAGATTCTTTAATATCATCTTCTTTAATTATGTATTCAACTTGTTCAATATCGTTTGTTGCGCCATAACGTCCGACTTGAATTGCCCAATCTTCATAAAATTCAATACTGTCTTTATTTGCACTGCTTAATGGATCAAATAATTTAGTAATAGCATTTTTAGTACCTTTGTCCTGTATAAATCCTTGATAAAACTTATACTGGCTTACATCATCTGTAATAATATTAGCAAGGTAATTGCGCTTTTGATAACCTATTAAATGCTGAGCCATACGCTGTTGTTCAGCATCAAAATTATCGCTATCTAAATCATAAAAATCAGCAAACTGATTAATTCTATAGTCAAAGTTAGTAAGTAGTTTTGGTTCAGGTTTTTCAGAAAGTCTATACCAGTATGTACTAACAAATTCTTCAGAACCAGGAACTTTGTATGTTGCTACATAATAAAATTGTTTATGTTTAACAAGATCACCGATGTTGTAATCTTTCCATGATTCCCATTCTGTAATTAAAGCTGAATCATAAACAAAACCAGGAATGTTTAATCCGCCATTCCAATTGTCTGAGCGGTAGCCTAAAACCTTAATACGTTCTTGTCTATATCCAGTCGAAGGATCATAAATTAAATCATTAAATACTGTTTTATTATCAATTAATAACACATGTTCTTTCTGTACTAGCGGCATTGACAAGTTGTATATGCCATCATCCGAATTAACTGATGTTAAGTTAAAACTATTATCTTCTCTAAAAATAGATATATTTTCCTTTGGCAAAACTCTTCCATCAGATTTAAATAAATCATAAGAATAAAACTCATCAAATATATCATCAACTACGCTATATTTTGACTGTAAAAATAATTGTTTTGATGCAGGACTTAATGATATTGTTGTTCCGGCTGACCATCCTTGTGTAGTCCAGAATAAAAATTCTCTAGCAGCATGATCCCAATTTTCTACATAGTTAGTTTCTGTATTAAAGAAATCAAATTGTAAACCTTGCGATTTTAAAAATTCTTCATGTCCTAGTAAGAAGTCTACAACAGCTTGAGAATTTTTTAACGAAGTGCCGTATGGTAATTTTTTAATACTAGATTTTAAAAAATTACGTCTAAAAATGGCTCTCTTGCCACCTACAATTGGTAGCTCAGGCAATATAGCTAAATTATCTGTTTCAAAACTAGTTCCGCTAGTAAAGTTTTTAATAACTCTATAGTATTTGAAATTATTTTCTACTACTTGACCTTTAAAATAATCTTTATCTTCTTGCCATGTTACTGTACTTTCAGAAATGCCTCCGACAGTTATAGCAACATCAGATGAAGTTGATTTTGTTTCAAAATATTCAAAGTACGGAGTTGCTTCATTATAACCTCTAATAACAAACCCGCTAGGTTGTTTTTCAACAATAACACCACTATATACTAATGTTTTAACAGGAGAACTAGTATTTAAAAATAGCTTATAGTTTTCTTCTGGAACGTATATATTGTTTTCTTGAGTCGTTAGTGGAGTTCTACTATCTAAAATTAGTTTGAATTTAGTCTTATCACTAAATCCTCCAATTTTTATACCTAATTGATTAGTAATAGATTTTAAATTTTCTCTATAATCATTATAAACGTTAAGTTGATTACTTGCTACTAAGTTGTATACAAAATTTACTAATCCAGAAGTAATAATACGAGAAGAATCTTCAACAGTATTAGGCATACGTAGTTGATCTAGTTTTATATTTTTAGCTGTAGTAGAATAAACATACTGCCCTGCTAAATTCTTTGTAATCCTAGATTTATCAAATCCTAAACCCATAACTTTTGCAGGTTTGTTTAGTAACCATGCTCTCAATAATGCAAATGGGTATTCAGAACTTTTCCTCCAAGCACTTTCTACAGGACTATAATCACCAAATACAAACCCTGCAGGAGTATTTCTAAAAAATGGGTTTTGTGCGTAGTTTGATTCAATAGGATGCTTTAAATTACCTTGACCGTCTACAGGAACAAAGTTAGCTAACCCAGGTCTAATATAGTTGTTTAATACTCTTATTTGTTTGCCAGGTTCTTTAACATATCCATTTTCTAAATCGCTCCACATGTTAAGGTTATTACCTGTGTAAGGAGCAGGACCATATACTTCATTCCACCAACTAGGTTTAATACTAAAGCCTAACATTTCCCAAGGATGTGTGTGTGGACGATCTGTATCGTAAACTTCTTTATAAACTCCTCGCCAAAATCCTGGTAGATATTCACCGTCTACTACGCTGTTCATTTTAGCATAGTTAAATGTAAACGGATTAGTTCTATCATAAAAATTATTTAAAGTGTAGTCATTGTCAACTAGTTTTAACCACTGAATAAAATCTTTTAATAGTGTGTTATTAATTTGTGTTCTTGTATAATCTGTTTTTCTAAATTTGCTTGGAACAAAATTATCAATATCAAGATAAGATTTGTCATATTTAGATTTAATGTTGTTAAATATCCTGCTTTCAAATTCTAAAAGCAAGTTATCTCTATAATCTTTCCATGCTTTAACTAAACTTCCATCATGCCCTTGTATCATTGCTATACCAGGAACATGTTCTTCATAATCAAAAGTATCTTGCCCGCCTAGAGTAGTTCCAGTTACAGGGGCATAAAAAATCTTATTCAATCCTTTAAATTGTATTTTAATACTTAAAGAATTTGTATCAGCGTTTTCTGCTTGTTTTTTATTGTTATATAACGGATAAAACCAACCAGACTTTCCAACTTGATCACTAAAAGTATCAATTTCTCCATATACTTTAAAAGGGCTAGATGTTGTATTAGCATCTGTTGATATAAAAGTATCATTAATAACTATCTGTGGTTGAAATTTAGGATACAACCCTAGTTTGGTTGGAGTAGGTGGAATATAACTACCATCAGTGTTGCTATATTCATAAATTTCAATTATATCACCTTCTTTCTGGTAGCTTTCGATTATTACAAATCCACCATTATCAAACGTATAATCAATTTCGTTTAATAATTGTTTACCGTTTAAGTAAATTAAAACACTTTGAGCTGTAAGTTCAGTTAATGTAAATTTTTCTGATAATGCATAATATTTTGTTCTAGGATCTAAAACTTCATATTCAATTCTATTTTTTAAATTTCCAATTGGAAGCATATCAGAAAAATAAAATGGTTGTGTTTTAATTTTATCTTTATTAATTTGTTTTAATATATTATCAACATGAATCCTAGTAGGACCATCAAATCCTAAATTAGTTGCAGTTTCTACAAATACTCTTTTAAATCTCGAATATTCATTTTTACTATTTTCGATTGCCTTAACAATGTTATACTCTTTATTTGTAACATGATAAAGAGGTAAATTATTTGGGCCGCTGTGTTTTACAAAACGTTTACCAAATATTCCTACATTTCCTAAATCTCTAATATTACTAACACCGGGATGTATTCCATTAAATCCTGGAATATCTTCTATCATAGTATTAACATGATCAATAACACTACCTAATGTAAATTCAGTAATTTCTTCATTAAGAGGATTGCGTTCATGGTTTATTGGAATTTCATAATGTCCATTTACATTTTTAGGCTGACTACTAGTTGTCTTTATAATAACTATATCATCAATTTCGGTATCATTATTAAATGTTATAAACGCACGTTTGTTTATTCTATTAATTTCATAATCAATATTGCTAATTTGGAATTTACCGTTTAGAAAAACCGATGTTTTTAAATCAATTAATTCACCTGCGTTTTCATATACATCAATTTCAAAATTGTTATTAATTTCTGCTGTTGAAACATACTGGCGTAAAACCTTTTGAGTAGTTTCAACAGGAATACTTGACCAACCGTTAACCCAAGTGTATGTATTAAGATCAGAATATTTTCTTAAATTTGATGTATCAGTACTAATTTCAATTGTGTCATCATCTTGCTGGATTATAAATTTATCTGTTAGTAGATTAAATTCAAATACAATATCACCACTATTTTCTAAATTTCTATAAGTTAATGGGAATCCTAATTCTGTATCAGAAACACCTGATCCTTCTTTATAAGAAAAAATCTTAGTTCCGCTAAATGTAGTACTATCGAATATTGTAGGATCAGCATATTCGTTTCCTTGAGGACAGCACAAATCAAACATAGGTGGCTGATTTGTTTTAGTTTTTATTTGCGAAAGTTTCCATTCACTACCTGTATAATGGAAAGTTTTTCCAGAATAATTAGAACCTTGTTTAACAAATACAACCTCATTTTCAATTGGATCTGTGTCGGCTGTTTCTATTAAACTTAGTAATGAATCGTTGCCAATAGTTATACGTTTTACAGTATAAATTTTTCCTTTAACTAATATATCTGTGTCAGCAGTAAATAGTACTCTCATACCTTGAGCAAGTTCTACACCGTCAACATTATAACCTAATGCTCCTTCAATTGTACTAAAAACATCTTTAGTAGAAGTGTCAATAAGATCTACATCTTGTTTTGACCCTGTACCATAGTTATATAACTTTAACCCTGCTTCAAATTCAATAATAGGTCTTCTTGCACGGTGATTTTCATCAACTGCAACAGGTTGATTGTTAACTTTTAATGCATATTCAATTATGTCTCTATGAAACCATCTATTGTATCTAGTCCAAGGATTTCTATCTTGACTTGCTCTGTTAATAACAATGTAATCTCTAGTTCCAGGATATGCACTAGCATTTTCAAAAGGTAGTACATCGTATTCATTATTTCCATAAGGTACTAAATTAGGATCAGTATATGTGGCAGGAATTACTAAGTCGTTTTCGTTAATAAGTTGAATTTCTGTTCCAACACCTTCAACATAATAGTATCCATTTTCGTATTTTGCCGGTGCAGTATTTCCTTGGAACTCAACTTTCATTCCATTTGAAAGTTGTACTCCGTTTGCACTTTTGTATGTTTTCTTGCCAATAATATCTGATTCTACATCTAAGAAAGTATTTTCTTCAATATCATATATTTTTACTCTGCCGCTAACATCAACATCGTTGCGACTAATATAGAATAAATTGTTAGGTGCATTTACTGGAATAGTAAATTCAATTACACCTTTTTCAATATAAACGTTTGCAACTTCTTCTCCTGCTTCGCCTAATTTTCTAATTCCATCAGGATAAAGAGTTGAAACATTTTCATCTTCATCAAATGTTACGCTGCCGCTGCTAGGTAGTACAATGTACTCACCTGTATCGTAGTCGTTGCCGTAAAGTTGTGCATCAAATAAACCCGGGGCCTTTACACCTTCAGACCCTGCAACAATTATTGCATTTCCTGGCGTAAACGATCTCGAAATTGCAAACGCCATAGGGTGTTCAGGAGTGTCAATTTCAAAACGATATGTTTGGCCTCTATAAAGTTTTAGTGTTGGGTTTGCTGTTTTTCCATCAGGTGTAAATAGATAAGAAACATTGTCTCCATTATCTACCAAAGTTACTGTATATGTACTAACAACTTCTCTTCCTTGGCCTCTAACAGGAACACTTAAAGGACCAGTGGGCATCCAATAGTATTCACGGAAATTAGCAAACTTGTCCCAATCAATATGAGGGTTCCATGGATACGAAATTTGATTGTTTATTTTACTGTGATCTTCTGTATTAGCACCAAAATTTGTGAGCTGATTAATATAATCATTGTAATCTTTATAAAACGTTACATTGTCTAAGTCATCTTTAATTACAACAGCAGGTTCAAACTGGTATGCTTGTCGCTGATCTGTAACATCATTTACATAAGTGTCGCCCACTTTATAAGCCTTAGCAATAGTCCTGCCAAAGAAGCTATTAATTTTTTCAGCTACACCAGGTTGTACTAATTGATCTAATGTAGATTGTAAGAATTTTTTATTTGCTTCTGTTCTAAAGAAACGAGGTAACAAATCTGAAGAAGCTCTTTTATTATTTCCTGGAGTTGGTAGAGCTGATTCTGTTTGATTTATTTGAGACATTGTTAGTATGAACCTCCGCTAGAACTTTGTACTCCACTAGTACTGCTTGATACGCTTGTAATTACAGTACCGCTTGACTGTAAGTTTGATGCTGTGATTTCGTCAACTATTTCAACGTCTGCTACAGTTGCAGCGTTGATGAATATTTCATCAGATTCTGATTTTATTTCAAACAAACTACCAAAAGTTTGACTTGTTTGTTTTGGAACAATTACTATGCTGACTAGTTCTGGTGATAAGCTATTCATTACATACGCACTAAGTTCTTGGAAATAAAATGTATCTCCAAAATTCCAATATTCAATACTAAAAAATCTATTAACTGAATCGATAACGTTTGCTTTTAATTCATTGTTATTAATAGTTAGTCCTGGATTTTTTACTATTTTAAATGTAACTTGTAAATCTTCTCTAGCTTTACTTCCAAACAGCATTTTATACTTAACTGGATGATAAATTACTTCATCACTAATTGATTTGATTTTCGCAATATCACTTCCGTAACTTCTATACAATTGATCACTGCTAGGAGGTAATGGTTTTGTAGGTATTGTGCCGTTTAAATATTTTCTATATTGTGTATCATAATTCTTAGTTAACAGGTATACATCAATAATATTTGAAGATCCTGGATCAATTCTGTAATTACTATCGGCAACATGCACATAATGAAATTTTAATCCACTACGTCCAGTAAACGCTTTATATTCGCTTGTAATGTCTATACTATTATTAACTTTGTCTATTTGTTTAAATACTGCTTCATCAACTAGATAAAATACTTGATTATTATTATCATATAACGTCCAAGAACCTATAGTTGATTCATTTTGTTTGATAATAATTTCGTTATTAGAATTATCAAAATATTTGTAATCTTCAACACCGTCTGAAGTTGTATATCTTTGTTGGAAGATTATTTTACTATTAGGACTAACTGTTGGAGCTACTATGTCATCAAATAGATCAGGATTATCAATTATACCGTCATCGTCTTGATCAAAGAACTTAACTTGTATTTTTCTAGTGTCAACATAACCATCTGCATCTCTATAAGCATCTGTTATAGACCATTTATAATCTTGAGTAAATGGGTTAAGACTATCTGGTGCTCTGTTAATATTTAATACTTCAATTTTGTCTTTAATAAGTTGACCAGATTTTGGATCATAAATTTTGTCAGCACTATCAAAGAAAAATCTTATTTCATCTTTACTTTCAAATATGTATCTTAAACCTCTGTAAGTAATAGTGTAAGTATCTCCATTGGTTTTAAAATAAAGCAACCAACTTGAATCTAAATTTTGTCCATTTGTATCGCCTGCCTTACCTACACTAAAATCATTATTTGTGTTAATATTTTCTGCTGTTATTAACTTCCACTGTCTGTCTGACTGATCATATCGTAAAGCATAATCTTTGTATGCAAATGTTCTATCAATAATTTGTGCTTTAATATCGTCTATTAAAATTCTTGATAGTTTCGGTATTAGTGATGATAATATAGCACCTTCAGGAATATAATCATTAAACACTACTGGGCCCGAACCATTGTTTTCTAAAGTTGTTCCGTCACTGTATACACTTATTACTTTAGACCATTTATATGTACTAATACCTAGCAAAGATGCATCAGTTGTTAATGAGCCGTCTTCTTTAAAATATTGTACATTTCCTGATGAGTCAACAGGTGCAATAAATTTACACAATGTACCTGGTTCAAAAAATCTTAAACTATTTGCAGTATAAGAGCCTAACGTAAATTTAATACCTTCATTGTGGAAAAATCCAGTTGTTCTATTTGTAGCAGATGTTGTTAAATTCCACGCTGCTCCTAAATCTTCAACAATTACTTTATTGTATTTTGACAAGTAAAAATTCATTGTATCTGTATTTGAAAGTAACGGTTCAATTATATTGTAAATTGCTCCTTCAATATCACTTTGTGTTACAAAACTAAAACTTGTTTTATTTGTATATTCTTCTTTATATACAATTCCGTCATCAGCAAACAAACTTGTGTTAGAATATTTTCCGCTAGGATCTTTAAGATCATAGTATCTACTAATTCCGCTTGCAATTCTATTGACAGATTTTGTTTTAATGATATCTTGACTAATACCTAAAGGACCAATATTATAATCTTCTGCTGTTATTAATCTATTTTGAGTATAATATGTTGCAGGTGCATTTTGTTTAACGTCTATATCAGATTCAGTAGTTGTTCCATTACTTACAGTTTGTTTTAAACTTAATCCAATTGTAAGAACTTCTGCTGTATTATTTTTACTAATATAAGGTATTTCAATAGAAATGTTAGTTAATGAACTAGGATTAATAATAATGTTTCTATTTGCACTAGTTCTATAATATATTTTAAAGTTACCAGACGGTAAGTTGCCAAAGATACCGTCGCTGAATACAAGATTAATTCTGTCTTCAATTCTAGATGTTACAGCATAAACATTTCTTACACCCTTAAACAAACTATTATAGATAATGTTATTACCTTCGACTGCTTCTAGTTTATTCCAAAGTGCATTTTCAAAACCATTTGAATCTACACTATAAAGCCAAACATCTGAATTGTTAATGTTTATTGAATCAATTGCTACTGTTTGGTTTGGTGTTGGATTGTCTATTCCAAATGTTCCGGTATCTAAACGTCCTTGACGGAAATGCATAAAAAATCCGCTATTAGATGAACCTGCTCCTTGACCGTTGTCTCTGTAAAGTATAGTAGGATTATTACCAGGCAATGGCGGCTCTTCGACGATATTTCCATTTTCAATATTTGAACTAGTAACTTCAAAACGTGTGCTTACACCTTCTACATTTCTTGTAAAAGGAAATATAGGTACATCAGTATTAGTTGCATTAAAACGGTATACTTCTGTAGAAACACCAGAAATTACTTCTGAGTTAACCGGGCGGCCAAATGTTCCATTTACAGGAAGTGCAGCATTCATAATTTTAATAAATTGTTCAAGATAGTTAGTGTTTGATCTATCATTCCATAAAATTGTTAAACCTGCTAAATTTAAACCAGTACTATCAATTACAGTTTCAGTAGTTTTAACTGTATCAACTTTTAGTAAACCGTTTGCTGCTTGGTTACGTGTTACATTATAAGACAACAAACGTGCAAGACGTAGTATACTTTCTCTACGTTCTGCTGTTTCGAGGAAGTTTTCTCTAGCGTTTAAATCAATACGGAATGATAAGTTTTGCCCGAGGAAAGCAATCATATCAATTAGTGCAAGATATTCACTTGACTCAATGTAATCGTTAAAATCTTCTGGATAGTTTTGACGCAGATAGTTAATCATCGTGCGACGAAGGTTGTCAAAATCGTAACTCTGGAAATCAGCGTTACGGAAAGATTGGTAAATTGCTTTCCAATCTTCTGTTACTAAAAGTCTTGATTGTCTGTCAGTTGAAGACATATTCCGTTTCCTCGTTTATATTAGATATTTATCTGATATGATAAAGTGCTAACTTTATTATTTAAGGCCAGCAGCCTGATCAAAACGGAATAAAAGTTGTTCTGAAATATTGTATGGCAAATATGAAATAGTACAGTCTACAGTTATTCCTGACTCGTAAGTATCTACTAAAATCTGTTCTACATTTACCCTTGGATCATAGTTTACAATATCAGTAACATTTTTAATTATAGCATCTCTAATATTATTAGTAAAAGGTTCGAATAACAAATCCCAAATAATACATCCAAAAGTTGGATCACTTAATTTTTCACCTTGGCGTATATGAAAATGATTAATAATGTCTTGCTTAATTAATTCAAAGTCATAAAGTGCAAAACCTTCACTATTTTCGTTACTACTAGAAAATCCTCTGTATGCTCGACCGCTTGTTGCTTGTTGCGGACCACTTGATACAGTTACTCGTTTATAAAGATTTTTTTCTAATGTGCTCATACTGTATTTACCCTATTACTGTGCGCCGCCGCCGTCGCCTGCAACATCTGTATCTTTTGTCTCTCCTTGTTGCGGTTCAATTTCTTCTGGTAATAACGGTATTTGTCCGTTCTTAAGTCCAGGCACTGTACCGTTTTCATTTGTTGCTTTACTAAAGTGCATAGCATCATCTAATGAACGCCAATCTCCGCCCCAGCCTAGGCCATACTTTTTACACAATGCACGTACTGCTTCAACCGGCATATCTGTTATAGGTGCGTTTGGTGGACGAGGTTTAAAGAATCCGTTTGGTCTTCCATTCATTACATTGTCAGGCCAGTTAATATCAATGGCGCCGCCGGATGCGTGTACAGACCAACTTGTGCCACTAACTGTTCTACGTTTACTGTAACCACCGAGTTTCTTAATTTCGTACCCAGTTGCTTCAAGTTCGTTAATAAAGTTTTGGAAATCATCAGCAAATACTGCTGCAACCTGTGTGCTTTTTCCAGAAGCAGATGTAATAGTAGCTAGAGGACCATCTGTTCCGTCTGGGTTAAAGGTTGCTGTTGTTTCTGCTTTGCGTCCTGGAGGTGCTCCAGTAATTCTAGGACCAGTAGTTGTAACACTTGATTGATCGTCTTGGGCTCTAATACCGTCTCCAGTTGTACCTGTAAACGAACCAGCAGTATACGCACTACTTTGAACAAGATTACTAGTTGCAATACCATCTAAGTTTTTACGGAATGAGTCAACTGTTAGTACACGGTCATTGAGTGGAAGCACACCTGGTTCTTCTCTGTCAGTTTCTTCAGGTTTAAATCCATAAGGATTAGCATTTTCATGGTGCGGCCAAGGCTCGTGCTGTGGAGCTCGTGTTAGTATACTTTCAAAATCAACTGCTGTATGTGCGCCTGGTAAAATATAAGGTAAAGTGATCATTCTTAGAGGTTCAACAGGCGTTGCAGGTCCTGCTGGAGTTGCTGTTGTTGAACGTAATGCTTCAAGAGGATCTACTGGAACTCCGCCTTCACTTGCTGGCGAACTAGCACCATTGTTCCATTCAATAGCAGCAGAGTCTGCTGCTATTAAACTACCGCCTTGAATATTAACTGTACCAACTGCATTATGAAAGGAGTCTGCGCCAGCAATAATATGATGACTTGCTGCTGCTGCATGATGTATATCTTCAGCAGACAGTACAACATATTCTGCTGCGGATTTATGTCTAATATTTGATTCTGATGTTAAATGTACTTCGCCGGTGATCTTTGTATGACTATAACCGTCAACAGTAGTTTCAGTATTTCCTTCGACATAAGAATGACTGTTGCCGCCGCCTTCAACTCGTGTTTGCATGCCAGTATTTGTTAAAAAATGTATACCGGCAGCAATATCATAAATGTTAGCATCTGAACGTCTGTAAAAACTATTACCCGATGTATGATGTGTTGCTTTAGTTGACGATTGATAAATGTTGTTATCGGTATTCAAATGATAATCTCTATCAACTGTTGTTCTCATGTCTTTATGAACAACGGTATGACTATAATCTTCTACAGTTAAATGGTAGTCTTTGCCAACGTGCATATGAGTATTAAATGCACTTTCAATTGTTACTCTACCAGAATCTTTACCGTTATCAGTTTGTTTTTTATCTGAATATCGCGCCGTAGCCCTCATATTAATATTGCGGCCTGCATCAAGATTAATATCTCTACTAGCAGATAAATTAAGATCATTGTCTGAAAATACACTTACACTATCTTTAGCATAAATGTCAATTTTACCATCACTGGTCATTTCTAACCAAGCAGTGCCTCGACTATTTCCAATATAAATTAAATCTTCAGAATTGTGTAGTAGAATTTGGTGACCTGTTCTAGTACGAATGCGTGTTAATTCGTTTTGCGGAACAGTTTCGTCACCGCCAGTTTCGCCTGCTTCTCGGTTAATATAAATTGGCGGGCCGTCGGCAGCATGTGTATTTCTAATAAATTTATCATCACCGTCGTCCATAACAAAACTAGAACCGCCTAGTCTATTAAACGGAACATTAGCAGCACCTGTGCTAGTACCATATTTTGCTTTTGGATTGCCGTTACGTTTATCTAAAGGTCCTGGTGTTGAAATACCAAATACCATACTTGGAGTTTCTCGTCTAGCACTAGTAGTAGTTGTACCTCTTGCTTCGTCGAGTATTAAACCTTGTACTTCTAGTATTTCTGTAAAGTCTTTGTTGTAGGGTTTTTCAAATAGTGTAGGATCTATTTTAGATCCTGATTCTATTAACTTATTATATTCACCTACTGGTAGTTTTGTACCTTTTAAATTATCAGGTGTACCGGGCGTAGTATTTTCTGTAACGGCACGACCATCCGGTAACATAAAGTTCATACCAACGTCTTGGATACAACCTATCCAATAACCGTATGCTGCGCTACCTTCTGCAAATATTACAAGTACTCTTGTTCCGACATCTGGAGGAACAGCCCACATGCCGTAACTTTTCTGGGTAAATTCGTATCCGTCATTAGGTGTTAATCCTTTATTTGGTGTGACACCGTAAAAAGGACTTAGGTATCTAACATTAACAAGTTGACCGCTACGTTCAGGTGTGCCTGAAGCACCGTCGTACTTCAATATTTCAACTTCTAACGTACCCATGTACAATGGGTCAAGATGACTTACAATGATTGCCTCATAAGGACCACGGTCTCTTATTTTAGATTCTTTAACTCTTGTTCTTGTATATTGGTTTGCCATCTATGTTTCTACTTTACATTAATTATTTTTAAACGTAACCACCGGTGGTACTGTTTGATAGTTTGTTGTATAAGTTCCGCCTTTTAAATCTACACCAGATTGCTTTGCTGTAGCTTTGGTTTCGTCAATTTCATTTAGTTTAGATTTCAACTGATTTACTGATTGTGTATAACTTGTTTTATTTTTTACTCTATTACTAACCGAGTTAATTGTAAGTCCATATGGATATCCCATATCAATTTTACTTTCTATAACTTGTTTTGCTGATTCATTTGTAAATAACTGTCTTTCTAACTGTACAATTTCGTCACTTCCCGGATCAGAGATTTTAAGTTCTTCAATTCTGTCGTACAATACAACTCCTTCGTTAGTTAATTCTAATAACCGATCATCTAGTTCTTGCTTGTACACTAACGGTTCGTCATCAACAATTTGTTTTAATGTTGCTGATAAATTATCAACACTTTCTTTCTTTGTGTCTAAACTATCTTGTAACTCTATTGTGCGTGACTTTAATAAATCATTAACATCACTTGCAAGATCATTATTTTGCGGAGCAGTACTTAATCCAGATTTTGCCGGTGCCGGTGCAGATATTGTTGCTGGTGGTTTTAAACTTCCTAACCCTGACTTACCTAACCCTGTAGGTACTCCTTTTGAATCAAAATCTAAAGGATTAGGTATTTTCTTAATAGGTGATAATTTTCCTGACAGTCCGTCGGCGCCGCCACCGCCTCCGCCGCCACCACCACCGCCTGCTCCTCCGCCTGCTCCTCCGCCGGCAGAACCTCCTGTGCCACTAGTTGATCCTGTTACAGTATTAGTTGAAGTCGGTAACCCCGGTGTGTCGCTATATCGACCTGCTTGTGTAGAGGAAGCATCTCTGCTGTCGAGTATTTCATTAACTTGCTGCATTGTAAATGTTTCTGGATCAACACCTTCGTTACCTGCTACACCTAAATCACCTCCAGGAGTACTTGTGCTTCCAGGTGCATTTTCTTGTACTGACATTGTGCCGTTTTCTAATAATCTAGCAACTTTTTTACCTGTTCTAAAATCATAACGATCATCTAATGGGTCAATTATTTCGTATTTGTAAACATCTGTTGCATCCGGTAAATTATTAGGTAATGCAGGTCGATTTCCTGATCCGCCTGTAACTCTCGAACCTCCGCTTCCAAAATTTCTCATTCTAGCTTCAGGAGTATTTCCTTCTTGGCGATACCCGTCGCTACCAACAGGTGCAGTAGGAATTGGAGTTTCAGTTCTACCTTCAGCGGCTGCGTTGCCTTGTGCAGTTGGAATTGTTTCAATTTCTCCAGGTCCTCCACGATAGATATCAATTAGTGCAGATAAAAATTGATCTGCATCGTGGTGCGACTTGTTTAGTCCGTCACCTGCATAAAAACTTTGACCTTTTGTTAAGTTACGCTTAGGATGACTACTAGAAACAATAGATGAACCTGCAGGCATATCATACGGAACTGGACAGCTTGCCCATTCTGCTGCAAGATATTCCATAAACTTTTGGCTGTTTTCAATTTCCTTTTGTGCAGGATCTGGATTTGTCGAAAGCTCTCCGGCTTTCCATTCGTTATATTTGCGTTGTGCTTTGATTTTATCAAGCATCATAATATCTTGAACTTCTGCTGTATAACGAACTTGTGTAGGATCAAATCCTGAACGACGGCAACTTTCTTCTACAACTGCTTTAAGCATTTGATATTTGCCAACTGCCGACGAGCGCCAGGTTTTCATGTACGAATTCTGGAACTGTAAAACTTCACCAATAAGCATTTGAGTTAATGGGTGTGTTTCTCCGCCATATATCATGTCATAAGTTCCTGCTTCGTGTTTCGCAACAAGACGCAGAAGTGCTTTATCTTGATCAGTTATCTCATATGACATTTATTAACCAGCTCCTCCGCTTTGTGCTGCTCGTCTAGCCTGTCTTCTTAGATACGCTTCACTATATTGACGACCTTCTGTTCTATTTACAGGAGGACGGGTGCCAGCGGCTTGACTTGTGGCCGCTGAAACTCCAGCAATTGCTGCTTCTCTTGCTCTAAAACTTGCTTGAGCTGCTGCTTGTGCTGCTTGTGAACTAGCGTTCGCTGCGGCAGCAAGTGCAGGATCAACTTGCCCTGCTTCAAACCCTAATTTTAACGGAAACACTCCCTGAACTGTATCTCTTACAAGACTTGTTCTGTCACCTTTAGTGCTTTGTGCTACAAATTGTCTTAATTCAGGATTTGCTTGTATAAAATCTGATACATTTGAAACTTTTCCAGCTACTAATTCTTTTACACCTTCTTCAATTTTTCCTGTTATTAGCAATTCTTGCGTTCGAACTACATCTGGTCCAGACGTAACTGCATTAACTGTATTAGTTACTATAGATTTAATTTCCGATACAGCAGATTGAGCTGCTTGAGATGCTTGAGCTGCTGCCAAATCGCTAGGTGCGCTTGCTGCTGCTCCGCCGCTGTCTAAACGTTTTTCTTTAGAAGCTAGAATAATTGGTGTTTTATTTCCAGTTGTGCTTTCGTCGTTTTGTCCTTTCATACGTATCATTTTAAGCGTTTGTTTAAATTGTCCTCCTGCAAAATTTGATTGTGCGCTAATTACTCGATACAATCCACTAAACTGTGGAACTAACACCGGAAAATCCATTAATGATCCTGCGACTTGATAGTCTAAAGGAGATTTAAAGTTTAAAAGTATGTAAACTTCGTTTCTCATAAATTCCATTGCACCATCAGCATTTATAGTAGGATCTTGAGGAGCTGCACTATAGTTTCCTAAATCTGTTGGTAAAAAATACGGATCTCCCCATATTTCTATCTCAGCACTAATCATATCAATTTGACTGTTTACTAATCTTTCATGGAACATTTGAGCAATACGTGCTTCTGTACCGTGTGCTGTAGGTTTAGGAGCGCCGCCAGAACTAGGTGCACCAGGAGAGGTAAATTCTGCGGGTCCTGTAGGATCATTAGTTGAACAAGGGGCTTTTGGACGAGCAATTTCAGAACCTTGTTGTTGTCCGCTATTTGTAGTTTCTTGATTTATGCTTTCTCTACCTTGTGCCATATCAGCACGTAGACTATTAAAAAATGCATTATTAAAGTTAATATCAAAATTTAATACATCTTCATTTTTTCCAGTGTAAATGTAGTTGTATTCTTTTTTTACCATAGATTTCAAAGAAGAAACACTCGACGGACGTTCTCCTGCGCTTAATGTAGTAGCTTCGTGAGGAGTAAAAGGTTGAACACAATACACATAAGTTCTTCTAGGTCTACCTAATTCACATTCCATTGTTTTATCATTGTCAATAAATGTTAAGGTTTCAATTCTAAACCATTTCTTAAAACCCTGGACGCTTTCTTCTTTTGCAACGTCTCTTGCGTATGCAGAGTTGAGCATCACAGTTTCAATAATATTTGTAATTTTATCATTTTGGCTAAATTGATAACTTCTAGCTTTATTTGCTGTTTGGCTTTCGTTGTTTTGTCTTTGATTTGTTTGGGTTTCTTCATTATTAACACTAGATGCATCTGGCATAGGTTGTGGTGCACCGTCTCTAGAGTCTTCTAATAATAAACTTCTACCTAATTCATTCATATTATTGATATCAGAAGCATATGCTTTTAGATACAAATAAGTATTTGGTGCATTAGAACTAATTACAGGAATAGCACTTTCTTCAGTGTCGGGATCAGATAAATCTCTTTGTTCAGCTTGTCCTTGACGTATTCTTTCTTGTTCCTCTGCCTTCATTGTAGCTCTTAATGCACTTAGGTCTACATTTTGGTTTTTTATCGCATTTACTAAGCCATTCTTGTCCTTAGGAAATGCAATTAAATATCTGTCATATCCTTTGATTAAGTTCTTGTTTTCTAATTCTTCAATACGGTCATTAAGAATATTTGCAACAGAATTTTTTCCAGATTCTAACACTTCGTGAACACTAGATCCTGATGCATTAATAGAAACTTGTGCTTGGTTTGCAGTATCTGTTAAACCTGTCTCGTTATAAGGAATAGCTTTAGTTCTATATACACTGCCTTGATTTGTTACTTCAAAATCAGTGTTAGTAAATTTTATTGGGATATAAAAAGGTTTAATTGATGAAGACACATCATTGCCGTTATCGTCCCAGCCTACAAATTCAAGTTTTAAACAAAACGGAGCATCAACATAATTTTGGTAGCCTGCCTTTTGCGATGCAAGTAGCAGTGCCTCAATGTATTTTCCCATACTATAAGGTTCTGTTACAGTAAATTCGATATTAGTGCCTAACGCAGTACCGGTATTTGAGTTTGGAGAAAGTATTGCTTTAATATCAATGTCGTCAATATAATATTCTGCATCGTTATCAGGTAATTCATCTCTTGTTTTAACTCTTGTGCTGTATCCTGTTGTTCTTAATCCGCCACCTGATTTTACAACAAAGTATTTAAAATCTGCACCGTTTCTATAACTAGTAGGATTATTATATTGAGACGAATCAAGTATTCCTAATGTAGCAATATAATTATACGAATTAAAATTCCTTAAAGGATTTGGAATTCTATTACCTGTTTGAGAAAGAGAACCTCCTGACGAATTGCTAGTAATTGATGAGCCAAGGAGACCTCCTAAAAAACTTAGTGGATCATTTTCGAGTTTAACTCCTTCGATGTATGATTTAGCTCTATCAAATTCGCCGCCAATAGCACCGGCTAGTTCTTGAAAATTTTGACTTACAAGTTTTATAGGATTAAATGCACTAATAGAATCTGCAAATGTTCCTGAACTAAACGTGCCGCCTGAAGAAAAACTTGTAAAACCTAAACCGTCTAACTTAGAACTTAGTGCTGAACTAATTTTATTAGGATTAACACTTAAATCTGAAAAATTTCCTAATGCACTACTAACTCTATTAAATGATGCGTTTAAGTCTCCAGCTAGTGCAGAAGCATTAATATTCCCACTAGATAGAGTATTGTTTAATGATCCACTTAATTTATTTAATGTTGCAGAGATATTACCACTAGCTAGTGAAGAATTTAATTGATTTCCTAAGCTGTTAACTCCACTAGTTTGTAAATTTAAAGAAGATATTCTATTGTTTAATTGTGATGCAGCAGAATTTGCATTTCTTAAAGATGAATTAAGACCATTCGAAAACTGAGAATTTAGTGATTTAGAAAAATCATTGAGTCCTGTATTAACTGCCTTAGAAATGCTTGACAATGTCAATGCCATATTATGCTCCTAATATTTCTCTAAGATGTTGTCCTTGTGGCAAATATATCTTTGTACCTGCTACAAAATCATATATAGGATCTTTTATAATATCCATATTACGCTGTGCAAACACCCACCAAAGTTCTCTTTTTCCGTATAAGTCGTGTGCTAACAAATCTGGTCGGTGTGTATAAGCTGGCAAAATTTCGTAAAGAATATCATTTTTAGATTCCGGAACTGGACGTATTTTTAATAAATCTAGATATCCTGACTCTAATAATTTTGTATTAGCATATGGTCCGAATTTAGATAACATTATACAAAGCCCTCCGGTTTATTAACAAAATCACCTTTTGCAAACGATTTAAGATCAAATTTAGATACAGCTCTCCTTGAGTAGTTTGGTGAAACTGTAACTGTTATAGTACTTCTAGTAGGAACATAATTTGGTTTTGGATCTCCTGATATCGTCGCTGGAATATAATCAATGTCAGAACCTAATTCAATTTGGAAGTTTTTAATTAATACAGGAATATCGTTTAATACGTATTTTCCGTATCCGTTAAGACGCGACAATAAAGGTGGATTTCCGATATGGGCGCCGTTACCATAAAACATCTTTGTCATTGTTCTTAAAAAATGTACACACGCTAACCAGTATAATGCATCACTTGTATTTTCAATATAAAACTCTCCCATAAGAGTAATGTCATCAACTTTGCTACTCTGGTAAGCATGGAAAGCATAATTACTATGTGTAGGAGCAATTTCACTATAGTTTGCACTGTGTTGTAACATAACTGTTGGCGTGAAAGGAAATACCATTCGTTGTCCAGTTTCTCTTAATGGAGCAAGAACCATACCTTCTTGTATTTGTGTAGGAACAGACAAGCTAACTCGCCAATCGTTTTCACCTGCAACTGAATTTGATGAAACTGTTGCTTGTGTAGGTTGTGGCTTGCTAGGATTTGCACCATCAGTTACACCTTGTAGTGCATTGCCTGCCATCCTAATAGATGACCCTACATTAAAGGCAGAACTAGTATTTTGAAATATGTTATCTATGTTTGATAACGCACTGCTTGCTAGTCCAACAGCAGAACCTAAAGGAGTTGATTTTAAAAAACCGCCAATACTAGAGGAACCGACAGATGATAGTGTTTGGTTTAAATTTCTTGAAACTGAAGAAATGGTAGACGACACATTTGAAAAATTTTGTGTTGCACTACTTACTGCGTTTGCAAGATTGTTAAATGCTCTGAATAATGCCATAGTAATCTCCTACTAGTATTTAGTTGACAAAATTAACTGCATATATTATAATAACTATATTATTAACGGAGATACCATGAGACCAAGGAATTATCTAAACAACAAAGACATTTTACTCGAAATACACAGATCAAAAAATAAATTTTGCAGTTATACTGACGAACAATACGCTAATTATGATATAATTTTACCTGATATTGAAAAAATTAACATCAGGACTATTGCCGAAGCAAAACGAAACAAAGCTAAACGTCTTAGTACTTCTGATTACGAAAGACGAAAAATGGCAGGAGAAAAGGTAAAACAAGCAGACTGCGAAGTTGATTATAAAAGTATTACAAAAGAAGAACTTATTTTTCGAATTATGACGTTTGATCACATTCCAGAAGAGCCCGGTCGTAAGAAAAATCCTAAAACAGAAGCAGATCGTAAAACAAAACTTAACTTTCCTCCATTTCATCATTACAAATTTAATGATGATGGTGAACTTGAGTTAGTTGGAAAAAGTCATTGGATTGGCGGTATGGAAAACGGACATTTTTCTAAAGATCACGGTAAAGCAACTGATAAACTTGCAATGATGTGGATGAAATTAGTAGATCGTTATGCAACTCGCGGCAATGTTCGCGGTTATACGTACAACGACGAAATGAAAGGGCAAGCAATATTGCAACTTGCACAAATTGGATTACAATTTGATGAGTCTAAAAGCCAAAACCCTTTTGCTTACTATACAGCAGCAGTTACAAACTCATTTGTACGTGTTATCAACATTGAAAAACGCAATCAAAACATTAGAGACGATATCCTCGAAATGAATGATTTAAATCCATCGTTTACAAGACAACACGCCGGAGAATGGGAAGCAAGTCTAAAAAGAAACTCTGAGTCATAATTTTCGTTTGACATTTAAAAATTAAGGTGCTATAATAATAGCAATTAGTAGAGGAATCTTATTTTGTTTAAAAAAGCGGCAGTCTTTACAGACATACACTTTGGTCTAAAAGGCAACA